GCATGAAGCCGAAGCGTTTCACCAGCGTCTCCAGGCCGAAGTACCGGAAGTGTTCGACCCCGCCACCGGACAGGACGTTCTCAAGGAACTGACTGCCACCGCTGAAGTGCTGGGCTTCGATCCCAATGAAATCTCCGACGTTACTGCAATCAAGGCCCTCAAGGTCACTTCTGAATGGAAGACCAAGGCCGAGAAGTACGACGCGCTGATGAAAAAGCAGATGGAGAGGGTCCGCTCCGGTAAGAACCCGCCGCCAATCGCAAAGCCCGGCACCGCAAGGCTGCCCGAGCAAACGCGCAAGGCTCGTGGCGATGCCGCATGGAACAACGCCCTAAGCGCCAGGACAAGAACCCAGCGCGATGCGGCGATTGCAGATTGGGCAGAGGCCTCGGGCTTCTTCGACTAACCCGAACCCACGTCGAGATGACGTTGTGTTCCCAGCGCCCCTCCGGGGGCCAGAAGGACTAACCAATGACTGTAGCTACCAATACCATCCAGAACGTGAACCGCGTTGGCGTTCGCGAGGACCTGTCTGACAGGATTGCCGAGCTGTTCCCCGACGAGACTCCGTTCATCAATGCCGCTGGCCGAACCAAGGCCAATAACACCTACCATATGTAATTTGTCATTTGTGGTAGTAAAACCAGACTAAATGCTGGAACATCCTTAGAGCTTGTGCTACCAAAGTGTGAAAATGCACAAGATTGGACAATCAGCAGGTAAGACGTGGGCCTATCTTCTAGGTGTCTATCTAGGCGATGGGTGTGTTTATAACCACCAAGGCTATTTAGCCTTTCGTCTCAACTCAATCGACAAAGACTTTGTTGAGGCAGCGAAGGTCGCGGTCGAAGCACTATCTGATCGTAAAACCCAGCTAAACGGTCCTTACTTGGACAAGCGGTTTCCCAAGGCCGCGCCACACTGGGAATTTAGATCGGGTGACGCTAAGCTCTGCGAAGCGCTGCGGGAAGAAACCAAGGACAAAAAGTTTATACCGGACTGGCTGTTCACAGCGTCCAAGGATGAACGCTTAGCGTTCATTGCGGGCCTGATGGATAGCGAGGGCTTTGTCTCTGTTAAAAACGGACGGCACGGCGCTACAATGGGTTTCAAGTCAACGGACCTCTGGTTCGACGACTTTCTGAGACTGTTGCAGTCGGTTGGCATCCGGCACGGCAAGATTGGGGTCGAACAGCCCCGCGAACCGCACTATCGGGTGCCACGGCGCATAAGCATCAAGATTCAATCATGGATCGATGCTGGTGCTTATTTCAGGATCGGGCGCAAGCAGTGCCGGGTCGAGGAATTTGCTGCGCTGCCTTATAAGCGTCCTCCACGTAACCTCAGAGGCCATATGTCTGGCGCGTCGGCAACGGCGTAAAGATATGGTCCGACCTCCGGTGAGAGCCGGAGAGGTTGGCGGAACTAGAAACGACCAACCCCGCTCCTGAGCGGTAACAAGCCTGGAATGGCAAACTGACACGCTGGCCGCCGCCAACCCGGCAAACGCCAGTATCCAGGGCGACGATCTGGCCAACCTTTCCCGGGCGAACACGACCCGGGTGGGCAATTACACCCAGATTTTCACCAAGGTCATCGGTTCGTCAACGACCGTCGAATGGACCAAGAAGGCAGGCCGCAAGTCTGAACTCGCCCGCGAATTGATGAAGGCGGGGCGCGAGCTTCAGACCGACATCGAGGCGCGCGCGACCGCCAACCTTGCGTCGGTGGCTCCGACTGCCAGTGTTGCTGGCTTGTTCGGCGGTGCGCTAGCGTGGCTCACGTCCAACACCTCCAAAGGTGCGGGCGGATCGGATGGCGGATTCTCCGCTGCTGTCGTTTCGGCGGCCACCAACGGAACCCAGCGGGCCTATACCGAGAACCTGTTGAAGCCTGTCCTGCAGTCGATCTGGCTGAAGGGTGGCGCGCCGAAGATGGTCATCACCAACGGCATCCAGAAACAGAACGAGGCGACCTTCGCGGGTCTTGCTCAACAGCGCCGCGAAACGGGCAACAAGCAGGTGACGATTGTCGCCGGCGCCGATGCCTATGTGTCGGACTTCGGAGTGATCCAGTTCGTTCCTGATCGCTTCGCCTCGACGCGTGACGCGCTCATTGTCGATCCCGAGTATATCAATCTCGCGGTCGGTGAAGCGGTTACGCCGTTCGACCTCGCGCAGACGGGCCTTGCCAAGCGCAAGGCGCTTCGGACGGAACTTACGCTCGAAGTGCTCAACGAAGCCGCTCTCGGCTGCGTTCGCGACCTGACGTAATGACCTTGGGGTCGGGCTTCGGCTCGGCCCCTTTCTTTTTGAAAGGGCCAGCGAATGGCAACCTTCTTCCGCAATATCGTCGGCGTTATCAAGGCGACCAATTCGTCTGGCGTCGATGTGTTCAAGTTCGATGACAGCGGCTACCGCTATTACACTACCGTCGATAGTCTGACGGCCCACGCGGGCGGCGGCCAGGGCTCAGCAACCCCGCTGACGGCGATGTTCAACCGCGTGACGACCGTTGCGACGGCGGCGGATAGCGTCGTTCTTCCCGCTTCCGTTGCGGGCATGTGTGTGACCGTCACCAACGCGGCGGCCGCCAACTCGATGAACGTGTTCCCGGCTTCGGGCGATGCGATCAACGCGCTCGCCGCGAACGCCGCGTTTGCGATGGCGGCAGGCAAAACCGCTGAGTTTGTCTGCATCACCGCAGGCCAGTGGCACGCGATCCTGAGTGCGTAATGACCAGTCCTCACGATTGGCAATTGATCGACGACGGTTCCTTCAACGGCGTCAGGAAGTGGATTCGCGCTTTCGACGACGATGAGGGGACCGTTCAGGTCAAGACGGAAGCCGACATTACGGCGCAACTCGACCGCAACAAGGCGCTGCAGAACGAGGACTTCGATCGCCGCAGCGACATGTGGCACGTCGCGCACATTCCGATTGGCATCCAGTTCGAGTGGATCGCCAAGCACGGGGTCAACATGTGGAACCCCGCGCACGCCGACGGGGTGAAGCGGCTGCTCAACGATAGCGAATATCGCTGGCTCAGGACCAAGGACGTGATAATCTGATGGCACTCGCGTCCTATTCCGACCTCGTTGCCGAAGTCGGAAACTGGCTCAACCGTTCAGACTTGTCGGCGGAAATCCCGACTTTCGTGCGGCTGTTCGAGGCGCGCATGAACCGGAAGCTCAGGACTCCCGACCAGGAGCTAACTTCCACCATCACGATCATTGCCAACCAGGCGACTTACCCAATTCCCGCCGCCATTCGGCAGATCAAGCGGATCACTACTGCATTGACGGGCCTGACGCTGACTCCTGTACTCGGGGGCACGTTTGCCAACACGCTTAACGTCTCCGGCATCCCTGAGTTCTATTCGATTGACGGGACCACATTCACGCTCATGCCCGTTCCCGACGGGGTTAACAGCCCCGCGACGGTAACGGTTGTCGGCTATAACACGCTGCCCGCGCTCGACGGGGTGACGAACACGACCAATTGGCTCTTTGCAAGCCACCCAGACGCTTATCTGTACGGGACGCTGACTGAGGCAGCGGCATTCATCAGGGACGATGTTCACCTTCCACTATGGCGCGCCGCACTTGATGACGTTCTTGAAGAGGTTCTTCAGGAAGCGAACCAGCGCAAGGTCCCAATGGGGCAGCTCAGGACCATCCCGGCGGTATTCGAGTGATCTTCACCTTCGACAAGGGAATTGCCCCCGATCTTCCAGAGAGAGGTCACGGTTTCCTCGTCAAGGCGCGCAACTGCTACTCAGGAGTGTTGGGCTACGAGCCCGTCAGAAGCCCGTCAGTGCTCACGGCGGCACTTCCGGCGGCTTGGCTGGGGTCGGGCGCGTTCCGTGATCCTACGGGCGTTGTCACTCTACTGGCGGCGGCTTCCGGGCTTGGGCTCTACACGCTTACGGCCACGACGGCCACGAACGTCTATTCGACGGCTTCGACCGCAAACTGGTTCTTTGTCCAGTTCGGTGGCCTTGCTATAGGGCTCAACGGTGGCGCTCCGGTTAAATATAACCTCTCGGCCGGCACTGCGGCTTTATTGGGTGGCTCGCCTCCCAATGCCTCGATGGGCGCGATTGTTCGGGACTTCGTATTTCTTGCTGGCAATTCGACTAATCAGAATCGGCTTTACTGGTCGTCGATAAACAACGCGGAAGCGTGGACGACCGGCCTCAACCAGTGCGACATCCAGGACTTGCCAGACGAAGGCGCGATTACCGGGCTTGCCGGGGGCGAGTTCGGGCTCGTGTTCCAGGACGCCGCGATCACCATCTTTGAATATGTCGGCTCTCCCGTTATTTTCCAGGCTCGAAAGGTCAGCCAGTCGATTGGGGCGTTGTGCCACGGCTCGATTGCCCAGCACGGCAACAGGAGGTTCTTCTACTCAAGGCGCGGCTTCTACATGTGGAGCCCGAACGAGCCGGAGCCGGTTCCGATTGGCCGCAACAAGGTCGATAAGACGTTCCGTAACAGCTATTCGATCACGGATATTCGCAACGACATCAGGGCGACGATTGACCCGGAAAGGTCGCTGGTCATCTGGTCGATGCCAGACCGATTGTGGGTTTACAATTTCGAGAACGACATGTGGTCCGACATTCTCGTTCCGGGGATTGTCGGGATTACTTCTTCTCGCACCGCCTCGATCACCCTTGAACAGCTCGCCGTTACCTTCCCTTCGATCGAAACAGCAACCCCTTCCTTTGACGATCCGTTCTGGAACGCCGGAGACCCGCTGCTAACCTTCGCGTTCAACGACAACAAGCTTTACACGTTCGGCGGCGCGACCAATCTCGATGCCTCGTGGCGTTTGCCCAATCTGGAAATCCACGAAGGCCACGATACGCACGTCCGTTCGGCAAAGGTCACCGGCAACATGCTGGCGTGCCAACTGACCATCGACTGCAAGTCGCGGCTTGGTGACAGCCCGGTCAGCGTCACCTCAAACGACTACCGGCCCAATGGCGAGACCGCGATCCGCTGCAACGGGCAATACCTCCAGCCCGAAGTTACGATTTACGGCACGAATCCCTGGTCGTCGGTCCAGGGGATCGATCTTGCCACGAGCCAGGGCGGGGCAAATTGACGAGCTATATTCCTCCCTATGCGCCGTCAGTGCCGGACTGGATGCGCCAGGTTTCACGGGCCCTCAACGGATTTTACACTTACCCGGCGGTTCTGGGCATCCAGCAGGGAACGAACGATAGCACGGCGCTGTCTGGCGAGGCCGCGTCGGGTGACGCATTCTATTGGGGACGCTCTTACACCGGGACCAAGGCGACGGGGGCAGGCCCTGCGAACCTCGCATGGGGTCCGGTCGGCTATATGTTTGACCTTCGCTATGATGACGCCGACGCGGGGTCTGATTTTGTCCGAAGTCTTTATGGAAGAACGGTATTCGGCGGCTCTTCGGCGAAGGGTGGCCGCATCGGCATCATTGGCGAAGTCGTTCATCAGCTAGGAATTACCAACGCCGCGAACGCCAACAGGAATTACGTTGGGGTGCTCGGTAACTCGCACGCCTACAACGGTGACGGGGGAACCGATCTTACCGCCGCGGGGGCGAAGGGAGCCTATTTCGGCGGCAACTTCATCACCTTTCTGCACAGCGGATCGACCAATGTTTTTGACGGGACTAGCGTCGAGATAGACATTTGCGCCGATACGGGCAGCAGTGCCCGTTATCTGCGCGCTCTCTCGCTGTGCAACGGCTCAAAGATACGCGGCGGCACGCTCGATGCCGCGCTTACGTTTTCGAGTGTCACCGATGCGTTCGGAACCGGCATTGGCTGGAATTACCTGTTGTGCGCGACCGACGCGAACAGCGGCGATCCGACCTATTCCGGGAGTTGGTTATTCGGCTCGGTCTGGATCACGAACCCGACCACCAAGCGGACGATTACTGGCGGCTTCGACTTGTCCGGCTTCAATGTCGGGACGGGCGCTCTCTTCCAGGGCGCACAGATGGCTCTGACCGAAAGCGGAATAAGTTTCGGGGCGAACCTCTCTGGCGCTTCTTCGGTG